TCCAACTTCTCGACCAACAATTCCGTAGCTGCAATGACTCTGGAAAGAGGAGATAACATCGGTGAGTTCTTGTTCGACATAATTATTCAATGTAAAACACCATCTATTAGCAGTCATATTTATAAAAGAAAATAAATAGGATTAAATAACATGGGTGGGTCTTTCAAGCCCTACCCTGGGGTTATATTTAAAGCTCGGCATAGCGAGGCGGGCGTGGGAGGTAATACTTAACTCCCACGCTAATATTTTATTACAAACAATATATTACAAGTAACATAAAACGTAAGTGATTACGAAATTAAATAGCGCCAACGACTTCGTCACCACTAAAAGACAATGAATAACCCGTGTAGAATGACGTTCCCTCAACCAGAGCGTCTGAATCATTCAACTGCCAAATACCAATGTACCACCTGTACGAATTCTGATCACGCAAATGAGCGTGTTGATCAATCTTGTGACAACGTAACTTGTACGTTACCTTCAAACCATCACCTGGATTAGCTATGTATTGCTTACGCAATACAACCTTACCTACATTATCATAAAAATCTTGAGTCTGAGATATATCATAACCAACTGGAGCACCAGTTGCAACAACTATCTGTTCCTCAGCAGAACCAACACCAGTAACAAAACCCTTCACAGTTTTCACCAGCCAAACCTTTATGGCAACCTTATCAGGAGAATTAGCAGAAAGACCCCATTGTAGAAAGATCTCTCCGCCACGAATAATAATACTATCCCCAAAAGAAGGAGGACCAGCCTCATTAAGATCGTTAGGAATCGCTCCACCAACGATAGTCCAAAAACCACCAGAAGCACTATTAAAGGCTTCACCTGAAAAGATACGCATACGCCCAATAGGAAGCAAAGTTGAAGCACTATTGACCGCATTAGAACGTATAGACTGGTAATGAGACTTGAACATAGTAGACCTATATAACAAAGCCCGATATTTACGCAACGGTATACGCCTTTTATTCCTAAAAGGGATATTACTTGCGTTAAGTTGACGTGCCGACATAGTTGTCGTACGTTTTCCGCTCCTGCGGAAATTTCGGCGCCGGACAGTGCGACGTTTTTTCATACCCCAAGTAGAGGGAAATGCTAAACGTCGTTTTGCACCACGAGGAGCCATTAGGTCCAATGGGTTAAGTGTTACCCCAGAGGACCTATTTATAGTAGTTCCACAGACAAAGGTAAACTCGGCGAATAATCTTGCTCGTCTCCGCCTAACGGCGGAGCCGAGCGCCGGCGCCTGGTCAGCTTTCGCCAAGGGCCGGGGGGCCGGCCCTTGGCTCAAGCGCCGGCGGCTACTTCAGCGGCCTTAGGGTTAAAGTTTTATTTTTAGAATTAACATACTCAAACTTCACAAGCTTTATTCTTCGCATTAAAGCGGGCAGTTGAGGATGATCCTCGACGACTTCGTCAAAAAGATGACGATATTTTACATTAGAAAATACAGCACTTGGAAGAAAATTACTAGTAACGATAAAATTACATGCGTAAAGAGGGACCACATCTCCTTTGACTTCCACAAGACACTTATAACGATCAAACCAACGTAACAAGTGATTAATATCGATTCCCTGAGGACCAAGGTCATCGATGATAACATCTTTCTCTAAGAGGTATCCATTCCACCACTTGGTCCGAGGGTCCTTAATATAGGCGGAGGGAAGGAGTTCATGAGCTCGTCGAGACTTGCCAGATCCTGGGGGTCCGAAGAACCATTGCACTTCGACATCTGGCCGATGGACGGGTGAGAAGACGGAAAGGGTGTTTCGGAGCAGAGTATGTCCAGAGAAGAGCCATGCTCCGGGGTGAGCATCAGCGAACTCAACCAATCCGGCTCTTCGTCGCTCGAAACATTCACGAAACCTGACTGCAAGTTCATCCTTGGTGAGACCGGCGGATCTTCCTCGGGAAGCGGAGGTTGCAGGGCAGAGACCTGACTCTGTAAAATCTCCACCTTTTGAGCAATATGCTCGATTCGATTGTGGAGAACCATGAGCGATTTCCAGATGGCATCGAGAGTTAAGTCGATCCTTCGCAGAGTTGAAGGAACAACGTTTGTGGAAAATACAGAATCCTTGCAAGTGTGGAGTTCCACAGTCTCCAACTTCTCGACCAACAATTCCGTAGCTGCAATGACTCTGGAAAGAGGAGATAACATCGGTGAGTTCTTGTTCGACATAATTATTCAATGTAAAACACCATCTATTAGCAGTCATATTT